CAAGATGAAGACCACAGATAACCCGCATCTTCCTGCGGATTTTGTGGAACGCCTTAAGGCGAACTACGATCCGACGCTACTCAAGAGTTACCTTCTTGGAGATTTCGTTAATCTCACCACCGGTAGCGTTTATGATCGTTTCGATCGCGCAAAGCATGTATTTAGCGAACAACCGGACATCAGCCGCGAATCGCTGCGCATCGGTATTGACTTCAACGTTGGCAACACCAATGCCGTGATCGGCATCCGTAAAGGTGAACGCGCCGTTGTGGTAGATGAAGTGACCGGCATGAAAGACACTGATGCGTTAGCAGCTGAGATCCGCAGGCGTTACCCGAAGCACAAGATCTACGGCTACCCAGACGCCAGCGGTAACAACCGCAGCACCAATGCAACCCGCACTGACATTCAGATCTTGGAGTCGTATGACATCAGCAACCAATCACCGCAATCCAACCCGCCGATCCGTGATCGCGTGAACAACGTGCAAGCGATGCTGGAAAACGGTAAAGGCCAGAACCGGCTGCAGGTGTGGCAAGGCTGCACCAAGCTGATCGAGTGCCTGGAACTGCAATGCTGGGATGAGAAGACTCAGCTGCCCGATAAGCAGTCTGGCTTCGACCATCTCAACGACTGCCTAGGATACTGGTTGCATCGCGACTTCTCCATGCTGAATAAGCAGGCCGGCCGCGGCACAGGAATTCGTTTGTATTGATCGACCATGAACGCAGCCACCAGCAACACACTCGGCTCGCAGATCGCAGCTGCGATCGGAATGCCAACCCACAACCTGCTCAGCTTCACGTTGCGATTCCAGGCAGGCGAAATGGTCCGCTGCGATGCGGAGTATCTGATCGATGGTCATGCCGCTACTGGCATCACGCAGCTGATCGGCAAGAGTTACGTCGTAATGGAGCGGCGGACGGACGCCAAACCGGCACACTGCACGGCTGAGCACGGCCATGCTCCTGCATGATGACATCAGTCACCACCACCCACCGACATGACCGCCGCCTACGCCAACCTGACCGCGCTTCACATCGACGACACCGTAACGACCTGCGACTGCTGCGGTCGTCAAAATCTGAAAGCTACGGTTCTCATGCGCAACGATGAAACGGGCGCCGAGTTCTTCTTCGGTCGCACTTGCGCAGCACGCAACACCGGGAAAACCTCCAAACAGATCACCAAGGAAGTGCGCGCCCAACGTGACGCCGCCCACGGCCGCACGATGAACCACCTATCCGACCTGCGTCGCTCCGGTGTGGTGCTCACCCGCCAGATGATGCGCGAAGTCGCCGACACCTACCGCGCCGATGTGGACAACCTGATGCGCAACTGGGGACACTTGGCCGCGGCCTAGTCCGCCCTCACAACTGACACAACACACGACGCAGCATCGCATCGCTGGCTCATAATGACGCCAGTTATCACCACCACCCACCGATGACTAAACGACAGCAGCTGCTCGCGCTTGCCGCGCAGCTCCATGACATCACCACTGAAGAAGAGCGGGAAGACTACCCGTTTCTTGATCACCTGCAGGATCTGATCGATGACCTTGAGATGGAGGAGGGCGAATGAGCCTTCCCCGTCTCATCGGGCTTTACAGCCCTGCACCGGGCTGCGGTAAGACCACCGCGGCCAATCTCTTCATAGAGCATGAACGCGTGTCCTTTGCGGCGCCACTCAAGCGTGCCGTGTGGAACATGCTCAACGACCTCGGGCTTGATGGCTTCCGTTATGTCTACACAGACAAGGAAGCCATCATCCCTGAGCTTGGCGTCAGCGCAAGGCACATGATGCAAACGCTCGGCACCGAATGGGGCAGAGCTTGCATCCATCCAGATTTCTGGGTGATGATCGCCCGTGCCGAAACGCAACGCATCATGGCCGATGGCGGATCTGTCGTGATCGATGATGTGCGGTTCCAAAACGAAGCCGCGATGATCCACGATCTTGGCGGTGAGCTATGGCGCATCGAACGCCCTGGTGTTACCTACGACTGCGATCACAGCAGCGAAGGCGGCTTGGAAGACATCACCCCGGATCGGGTGATCATTAACGATGGCACTATCCAACAACTCAATGAAAGAATTCACTCGCACCAGCCGCTGGGTTGCGCTAAAGGACTACAACATTGATGGCAAAGGTGATCATTTTCTTGAAGTCACCGAATGGTACAACGGCGAAGGCTTTGATCTCCATCTCAGCCGGGATCATCAATGGTTGAGCCTCACCTGGGGTGAGTTCACCGCCCTGCAACAAGCACTTGGCGATTGGATTGATCCGCCTTAAGCTACCTGCCCGCACATCATCACCACCAACGAGGGCACCCCGCCTAAACTGTCAGTATTGACCGCATCAGCGCTGTGTACTCCGGCCAACGCCATTACGATCGACCAATAGCCAAGCGATCTGTCACTGAGGTATCTGATCCAAATACCGCATGGCACGCAATGGCTGAGCACTGGCCACTGATCGAAGATTTGATCGGTGGCACCGTGGTGATGCGCAAAAGGCACCGTAAATATCTTCCGCAAGAACCGAGAGAGCTTGATGAGTCCTATGATGCTCGCCTTGCGCGTAGCATATGCCCGCCGTACCTTGTCCGCATCGAACGGATGCTGGCCGGTATGTTGACACGTAAACCAGTGCGGCTGAACGATACTGGCGACACCATCCGCGAGCAGCTGTTTGATGTTGATCTACAAGGCAATGATCTGAATACCTGGTGCTACGAAACCGCTCGCAAGATGATCCGTTACGGGCATGTCGGTGTGCTCGTCGATGCACCGCAAGATGGCGGCAGGCCGTATTGGATCGCATATTCATCACGAGATATCCTCGGATGGCGTACTGAACTGCAAGACGGCGCGCAGAAATTAACGCAGCTGCGATTGCGGGAAGTCGTCACTGAACCCGACGGCGATTACGGCGAAAAAGCAGTTGAGCAGGTGCGTGTGCTAACACCCGGCGCGTATGAGCTGCATCGCAAAGACGATGACACCGGTGACTTTAAGCTCTATGACGAAGGCACCACAACACTCGATCGGATCCCGTTTTCGGTTGCCTACTCCGATCGCATTGGTTACATGGAGTCGCGGCCGCCGCTGCAGGATATTGCTGAGTTGAACCTGAAAACCTATCAGGTGCAATCTGATCTCGACAATCAGCTGCACATCTCAGCGGTGCCGATGTTGGCATTTTATGGTTTCCCGTCCAGCGCTGAGGAAGTATCTGCCGGACCTGGCGAAGCGATTGCATTTCCTGCTGAAGGTCGTGCGGAATACATCGAACCCGGTGGCCGCAGCTTTGATTATCAGTTTCAAAGGCTTGATCAGCTTGCATCGCAGATCAATGAGCTTGGACTTGCTGCAGTCTTAGGTCAAAAGCTATCAGCCGAAACCGCTGAAGCGAAGCGCATCGACCGCAGTCAAGGTGACAGCACGATGATGGTCATTGCGCAAAATGTGCAGGACATGATCGACAACTGCCTGCAGTTTCATGCGGAATTTCTCAGCACACCAGAGCAGGCTGGCAGTTGTTATGTGAACCGCGATTTCCTTGGTACCAGACTGGAACCGCAGGATGTGTTGGCATTGCTGCAGGTGTACACCGCAGGCACCATCACGCAGGAAACATTTCTAACCCGACTGTCTGAAGGTGAAGTGCTCGGTGATGACTTCGATATTGAAGCAGAACTTGAAGCAACGCAACCATGATCAACGCATTGTTATGGGCAGCAGCGTGGTTCATCCCATCGGATGATGAGCAACCTATGGGACCAGTGACGGTGTATTGCCACAGCCTGCCTGAGGAAGTGTTTGCCATATTGCGCGCATCATGGGACAACAAAGTCGAGGAGGTTACTGTTTATGAATCCGAAGCTGCTTACGATAACTTCAACGAAATGTTGATATGCGTATTGGAAGAAGGTGCAGAGGTTGACATCCAAACGCAATACCATCCAAGTGATATTGGTATCCACGTAGAGCAGTGACAATCCCGCCGAATGTTGATGCGATCTTTCGTAATGCGATCGATCTGAACCAATACAGCAACAGCGTTGCCAGGCGCATCATCAACATTTACAACGACATCATCATCGATGCAGTCAACCAGCTGCAAACGATCAATGAAGCCAGTGCACCAGTCAAGGCCGCGCGGTTGCGTGCGATCTTGGAGCAGCTGAAAGAAAGCCTTGCGACATGGGCGGGTAATGCGACGGAGATCACCGCATTGGAGCTTCAGGGCTTGGCAGAGCTTCAGTCTGAGTTTGTGGAGGAACAGCTACGGCTGGCATTACCTGAGGGCGCACGCAACATGGTCCGCACGGTTGAGATCAGCCCGCAGTTTGCGCAGTCCGTTGTCACCACTGACCCGACGCAGATCAATGTCGTAGCGCTGAGTGATGACCTATTCGCTGCAGTTGAAGGCGCACCGCAAACCTTCAGCCTGACTGCACCTAAAGGTGCGATGATCACATTGCCGAATGGCCGTGTTGTGGAGAAGTCATTTCGTGGCCTAGCGGAATCGCAAGCGGAGCGGTTCAGCAGCAGCGTCCGGCAGGCATTGCTGACAGGTGAGACAACGCAAGAG